TTAGAGTATTGCTAGTGAAACAAGTGCAAGGAATGCAAACAGAGACATTAGAGGGCTCAGGGGTCAAGTATCAATACAGCACAATGCAGACAAACGTCTCATAGTAGCTCAATCCCCATACTTCACTGTTCCTAAATCACGCTATTGTAAAGAGACAGCCTATCAATATCAAAGGTGATAAGATCCTTTTGCTCAAAGATATTCACTTTCCCTATCATGATGAGGAGGCTCTATCCATTGCTTTGCAATATGGCATAGAGAAAAGATGTGATACACTATACTTGAATGGTGATATCATGGACTGTCATACATTATCAAGGTGGGAGAATGATCCTGAGTCAAGGTCATTCAGTCAAGAGCTTGAGACAGTGAGGTCATTCTTAAAGATGGTGAGCCCATTCTTTAAAAAGATCTACTACAAAGAGGGTAATCATGAGGAGAGGTACTGGCGTTATTTATCATCCAATGCTCCCGAGCTTGTAGAGATAGATGCTTTCAATCTTCAATCTTTACTTTGGCTAGATCAGTATGGAGTGGAGTGGATAGATGGTAGGACATTTGCTAAATTCAATACACTCAATGTAGTGCATGGTCATGAGTTTGGGCAGAATGTATTTTCTCCTGTGAACATTGCAAGAGGTCTATACCTCAGAGCTAAGAGTCATGCAATCTGTGGACATTGGCATCAGACATCTGAGCACAATGAAAAGGACCTCAATGGAAAGATCATCACTACATGGTCAGTAGGTTGCTTATGTGATTTATCACCACGATATAGACCAGCCAATCAGTGGAATCATGGCTTTGCTATATTGCATAGAGATGGCAAGCACTTTCATGTAGAAAATAAAAAGATCTATGAGGGAAAAGTATATTGATGCAGTGATCATGATAGGTATGGCATTGCTTTTATTAGTGGCAGTGATTATACAGATTCAGCATAGAGATAGACCTATTGAGTATATCACTAAAAGAGATACCATCAGAGAACAAATAGAGGCACGCATTGACACCATTGTCAAAACAAGAGTAAAAATCAAAGAGATCTACCATGAAAAGATTGATACTATCTATCTGTATGATAGTGCTGCCATTGATAGCAGCTACACAAAAGCCATCTCAAGACTCAGAGAGCTTGAAAAGATTGGATTCTTTAAGGATTGAGAGGAGATTGATAGTACTTGCAGTGACTAAGATGGCATATCTGCAGGAGGATAATGCTCAGTTGTATCTGATTAATGATGCATTAATAGAAAAAAACATACATAATGAGTCATATATCGGACAATTAGAGGGTAATTTGAGGGATATAAAGGACATTAATAAGGGATTAAATGAGGGATTGATGAGGGAAAAAGAGAAGAAAAAAACATGGAGAAATATAGCTATTGTTGAGGGTGGTCTTTTAGTCATTACCTTAGCTCTATTCTTATGAACATGACATACATCAAGATGGGTTTGTATAAACCTATGCTGTCTATCACTCCTGATGAGGATGATGACAGTGATTTACTCAGTGCTACTGTCTATATTGATGAGGAAAAAATACAGATACTCAATGAAGCAGGTGAGTTCATTGCTCAATTTTATTACGAGGAACTGAGAGGTATCATGGCTATACTAACTGCACATCAGGAAAAGCAGAGCATCAGGATCAATGCTATCAGCAAACGGAACTAGACTGCTATACCTCCAACAAAGTACCTACCATCTTTTTTATTGACTTCAAAGTAAGCTCTCATCATTACACTATCTGCAATGTCAGGGGAAAGTCCTCCTGATTTCGCTGCGATAGTTTCCTTATCAGTCACCATCAGCTTACCATCACTGCCTACATTAGCTCTCCTTACAAGCTCTAATTCTTTAGATATCTGATCCTTGTATTTTGGATTGAATGTGATTTCATTCTTATCTATCATATCACCTAGCTTGAAATAGCAGTCAGCTTTTAAGTTCCTATAGTTTGGTCTGTATGGCTTAGATCCATTAACAAATCCTGAGCAGCGGAGATAGTCTACCGCTCCTCCTCCAATTCCATCCTCATCACAGACTACATTGCTCAGCCGCACTCCATACTCTTGCATCAATGACTTGATTATATCCACTACTTCATTGACTCTTTTGTGATGATGCAGATCCATCCTTTCCAGGTGCAGACCATTCCATACACAGATCACTGTCCTATCCTTTCCCATCCGGGCAATATCTGCAGTGATATAGTAATCAGTCAGACTGTCTGACTTATCTCTAAAACATCTGAGAAGTTCAGCATAGGAATAGAGTCTATCATCACTACTATCAAAGTCCCAATCACCTAATAAAAGTCTTTTCCTATCCACTTCCGGCAGTGAGTTAAGGATGCCCATGTATGACTCAGGGAGCATGTAGTTATCCACTGATAGACTTTGAATGAATGCTTTATCAGGACTCAATCTTCCCTCTCTATGTGGATGATAAAATTCATTGTATAGATATCCCTTTGATGGATTGCATGTCATCAGCATCTTAGGCACTAGGTTATACTCATTGAGCTTGTATCTGATACGAGAGAGAACAGTAGTGATAGCTTTATCATGTACCTCTGCTGCTTCATCTATAAAAGCATCAGTAAGCTCTAGACCTCCTAAGTCTTGATAGTGTGGATCTGATGGCTTGTAAGCTAAGTCAGCAAGTACTATCATGCTATCATTATAGAATGTGATAGTATTGCTCTGCTGATTGTAGGTATAATGGTTATTAGGTTGTAATCCCATCAGTCTAGTAGTCTCAAAAAAAGATGACATTGTAGTCTTTTTGAGAGTATCTAGCTTAGCTCTACCAATGAGAGACTTGGTACCTGGATACTTGAGTCTCCTTTGTATCTGCCATATACAGCCAAGTCTTGTCTTGCCTCCTCCTGCAGCTCCTCCATAGAGGATCATGTTAGCAGGGTGATTATTCCTGAGATAGACGAGAGCTTCCTTTTGTTTGGGTAGCAGTTCCATTACTGAAAGAGGATGGCTTTGGCATCAGTATTTTGATTAATCTTATCCACCTGCTCTTTGTTGTTATCATAATGCACATCTATGTTATGCTCATCAATGAACTTATACTTGTCCTGATGGCAGGTGAAGACTATTCTAGTCAATGGTATTTTGAGATCCTTAGCTTTATTGATGAGATCAAGATTATTTCCATCTTTACAGCGTGCAGTTAAAATGTATAGAGTAGCTCCTTTAGCTATCCAGTCAAGTGCTTTATTATATCCTTTTTCAGTGGATAGAGTTTTATCATAGTCAAATGATACTATCAGAGGATCTGCAGCAAGAGATATCTGAGCAGAGCACACAGCGAATCTTTGCTTATCATCAGTGTACTCTGACTTCATCTTCTCATCACTCATACATCTTTTAAGGAAGTCCTCATCTCCCTCTCCTTTTTTCTTTGTTGGTATTGGCATCAGTCTATTTTTATTTGGTTATCATTCATAATGTCATGGAACTTTGCACGCAGTTTATCTAGCGCATCTAATTGCTCAGGGTCATAGTTCTCACTGTTGTATTTTATTTGTCTTCTCATCTCCTGATCAAATTCCCACAGAGCAATATACACAGCATTGATAGTAGTGAATCTCTTGTGAGCTTCAATATCATCGGGCTCATCTAGATTAAATTCAATGATTGCTTTCATCTTGACCTCCGTATGTTTCTTCATAGTAGGTTTTTGAATCAACACGCCCAATATAAGCACCAGTTACATATGCATATCGAATCTGCTCACGTTCCATTTGTAGTGCTTGTTTAAAAATTTCATTGACTTGCTTCCATAGTTCTGGAGTAATATCATAGAATAATTTAGTATTCAATTCATAACCTAACCACTCAACTGCTGTCTGTTTTTTGTCGCTCATATTTTTTGTTTTTTGATTATCAAAAGAGTTTGTGTTTCACCAATTATTTGTGCTTGAACTTTGGTAGATTCAATTCTTTAATTTGTTTTTTATTTCCAATGATGTCACATACTACCCACCAATCTTGACCTTTATTCATTTCAGCCATTAGGCTACAGCCATACTCATCCTTGCACAATGAGAATAGGTGAAAGTTAGGATCATCAGAATATGATTTTACCCATGAAATGCTGAGCAACTGCTCTAAATTTAAGAACTCATTTTGCATTGATTCGCATGATGAGTAATTAGCTATATGCTGTACTGCTTTCATAAATCTTTTAAATATTTTTTTACCTTAGTCCAATACTTAACAGCTTGCTGCTCTCCTACTTTGTCCTCTACTGGAGCTGCTATGATTCTATCTATAGCTAATGCCACTGCCTCCTTGACTCTATCTCTATTGAGACCACTGAGTTCCATTTCTTTGACTACAGCTAGTGCATGCTTGAGCATAAATTTAGCCTGTGCTTTTGGGGATGCTAGTAGCTTACTCATTTGCTGTATCTTTTATTCATTAAGTCTGCAGGATCGTATTCTCTGTAGAGCTGTCCCATTTCACAGCATAGATCTAGGTGATCTCTCTCATCCAGTATGAGCTTTTCTATCAGTTCCTCAATATCATTGAGTGCCTGTACATATCCACTATTATAGGTATTGAGATGTCTTGCCATCTTCTGATTGATGATATTATCTATCTCATCTTTGAATATCTGAGCTGGAGTTTTCATAGTTCAAATGTACTTATTTTTTTTGATTCATTAACTTTTTTATATATACTGCAAAATCAAGAGCTTCCTCATAGGCATGCTGCAGCCACTGATCATCAGTGAGCTGAGCATCATCCACAGAGACTCCATACTTTCTTATACCCATTGCCTCTCTTTCTTTGAGGTCTGATATTATTTGTTCATAGACTTTCATAAATCTGCTTTGATTTCATTCATGACTTTTTCATATATCTCATTATTTGAGATAATTTCTGAGTAGGCAGCACACTTAATCTGATTAATCTGCTCAGTATCTATTAGCTTTTTCCACTCATCATTACTATACTTTGACCTATCCCACTCTCCCATCAGAGCAAAAGTTTTCTGCTTAATGTCAGACTTAGTCTTTTTATACCACTCATCAGATAGATAATGATCTTTAAAATATCCCCTTTTGAGTAGTGAGTTCATAAGCATAGGACCAGTGTACCTTATCTTCCTATGATAGTTCTCATCCTGCTTATCTGATTCAATCATATCATGGAGAGCTTGTATATTGACTCTCTCCGACATGGGCAGCTCTTTCCTGACCTCTTTCTTTTTGATATCTTGCTGAGTCTTCCTACCATAGTCAATGAATGACTTAAGTACATCACTAACATATTGCACACTAAACATATTGAAGTGCTCCACTCTGATCCATTCAGTGCCCAATGCATTGAGATCAAAAGCAAGCTGCATTTCTGCGATTGTCATAAATCCATACTTATCTTTAATCAAGTCAGATAAGATGCTAAATTCCTCCTGTGATGGTAGCTGCTTGATACCACTGATAGTGATGGGTTTTATCATGCTCATCTTAAATTCCTGAGCAGTTAGGTTTCTAATGAGGGGAGCAGTCCTTGCGTTAATGATTGCCTCCTCAGTCTTCGTCAATCCACTTTTGTAGATCATCCCGGTTGATTCTTCCAATTTTGTTTGTATCATATTGTGCCTTTAGTTCGTTAATTTTGTTGTATGCTCGACCAATATACTGCAGATTTTCATTAGCTTTTTTTCTTATAACTAATCCTATTTCGGGATTTATTCCTTTCCATTGTCTACTTATAGCTGTTTCTATGCAATACTTGGCGTTCTCAATATTATCATTGAGAGATTTCATCAGTCTATTGTATGCTATTAGCTCAGATTTAGCAGTCTTATATGGCTCATTATGTTCCTTATACTCTATCCAGTCATCCCATGCACCATCTAAAGCTCCCTTTAGACTCTCATGTCTTGTGATAGGTTTGACATACAGCTCATGTAGTAGTATTCTATCTTGCTCATAAATCAATAGTCCATGCTTTTCTAGAGAGGTGAGAGCTGTATCTAATGCTATTGCCTCCTGAGATACCTTAGCTTGTCTCATGCTGATGCCTGCAGGTATGAAAGCATCTGCTATAGTGATGCATATCTCCTCTGCTCTGAGCTCACTCTGCTTTCTATCTTTAAGCAGATGCTATATTTTGAAGTATGCTCCCACATGGTGAGAGTGCATACCTTTTAATATAGCTATTGTATTCCTTTTCATCTTTTGATTTCAGCTAATTTAGCTAAATGATGATTTACATTATATCCTTTCGATCTAA